AAAATTTACTTTGTAACCAAAGGAGCATTCCTTGTTCATCAATCACGGCCAGACCAAGAGCCGAACGGTTCCTGGGCCATCTCTCTACTATAGAGAGGACGAAAAGGTGTTACCTGACCCGAAATGGTGGGCAGGAACGCCTATTCGTTCCGTGATTGCTGGGACTCAGATTACTGAGTCGGACGGCAATCGGTGGCCTCCTCCTAAAGGGGGCCGCTTTGAGGATTTCGGCTCTGAGTTCTTTTCTCAGAAGAAGGAAGTCGTGAACTCTACGTTCCCGTTTTCCGTTCTTGAGTTTCGACAGGTCACCAGTCCCAACAGATTCGGAAGAATCTCTGGATCACTGGTGGCAAACTGTTTCGAAACCACGTCGAATGCCTCGTACTGGAGTATACCCGCAGCGAATCCGCCAAAGTTCAACTTCCCTCCAGACCTCTCTAGTTCTAGAGAGAGCCTGGTTGAGAAGGGAACTAATGCGATCGCTGCTTGTGCACCCAGTAACCAGATTGCACAGGTTGCCTCTTCTCTAGGCGAACTTTACCAGAAGGTGCCCCAAATTCCAGGGGCATCAACATGGAAGTCACGGTTGGAAGCAATTTCAACCGTGGCCCGAAGTAGCGCTGATGAATTTCTCAACGTTGCTTTCGGAGTTTTGCCTACTATCGCAGATATGGGTGAATTTTTGAAAGCCACTCATAACTACGATAAAGCATACGACCAGTTTGTTCGTGATGCTGGTCGTATTGTGAGAAGAGAATTCCGTTTCCCCAAGGAAGTGAGCGTTACCGAAGAGGTCCTCACCAACGTAATCTCACCTGCAGGTCATGTTAAAAACAAGACCTCCGGGACGAGTTACGATTGGTGGTCACCAAACTACGGTAAAGCCACACCTGGCTACGAAACCATCCGTAAACGTACCGTTGAACGTGATATATGGTTCAGCGGAGCCTTCACCTACCACCTTCCGGGGGGTAACGACACCCCCTCGGAAATGGATCGGAAAAGGCTTATGGCAAAGCTCTTCGGAGCTGAGCCAGATATGAATACGGTATGGCAACTGACGCCATGGAGCTGGGCTGTAGATTGGGTCAGCAATGCATCTTCTTTTGTTAAGAATTTGCAGAGCTTTCACGACTACAGCACGGTTATGCGGTACGGCTATGTGATGGAAACTACAACCGTCACAGATGTCTATACCGCCGGTCAGATCACGGCACCCGTCGCAGCAACTTATGCTGGATGGTACAAGCCGGTTTTCTGGCCGTCTGTTTCCTCTGTTACACTTCGTACAACTACGAAGAAGAGGATTCAGGCTAACCCCTTTGGTTTTGGCCTAAGTTGGGAAGGTTTGTCTTCTTTCCAACAGGCCATCCTCACAGCGATTGGAATTACCAGAGCTGTTAGGTAAAGGATCACTGCACACCAACGCAAAGGAGCACGCTGATGTTTTCGGATCCAATTTCCCTCACCCCCGGTGCGGCGTTCGACGTTGGCGCTGTTTCGCTACCTCGCGTTTCTCAGCAAGGTGCGACTTCAGTGTACCAGGCCGGACCTCTCACCGTGGCTGCGGGTTCCCTTCTCAAGGTAACCGCCTCCCATCAGTACGGGCGGCGGACCAGGAGAGTCCTTCGCTGTGATTACAGCGACAATGCCGGACCTACCCTCATTTCGGGCACGACGACGCCTCGTAGCATGAGTTGCTACGTCGTCTTCGATATCCCGAATGCGGGTTTGTTCACGGCAACGGACCAGCTGGCGCTCTTCAACGGCCTCAAGGGCACGTGGAGTGCGTCGACGGATGCATTGATCAAGAAGGTTCTGGCTGGCGAAAGCTAACCAGACTTTCTTCTTCACCCCTGCATTCGTGGTCAGGAGTTAACATCGGCTTAGGACGTTTTCCTCTATAAGGAGGTTACGTGAAAAGCCTAATGTTGCTCTGGAAAAGCATCGCTGATTCCCTAGCGGTGCGATGTTGCACTAGCGCCCACCAAGACCTTAAAACGGTCTCGGAACGGTCGAAAAACGAAGGCTTATCGTTTCTTACGATAACCCTCCCGAACTTTGCAAAAGACTTTGAACTTTGTCTTGAGCAAGGTTTCGTGGACAACACCGTTTTTCTTTCTTTTAAGAAGAACGGGAGTCTCCCGGCATTTCTGTCGGGTTTCTCTTGTCTTGTTTTCGACCGTAAGTCGGGTGTCCTACTTGATGAACCCAATATCGGGGCGATCCAAGCTATCAGGCAGCTTACGCTGCTTTATAGTAAGGTTCTCCTCGATTGTAAGTCTTCTAGAATCACGAAGGCTTA